CATAATATAGAAGTTGAAGGAGCTATAGCTTTTGATGATCTAATGGATACTTGGAGAGAAATTAATCAAAATTAATTGCTTTAAGAGATCTTCATCTCTTGAGTCTTCATTAACTGATTCGGACATTATTTGTGCGATTTGTAATGCAGCACACTCTTCTGCGAGTATAATTAAAAGATGTTCTGTTCTGTTCATTTTGCACCCTCCGTCCCCAGGGAGATCCAACGTCTCCCCAGGGCATTTTTCTTACTTTGATGGAGCAGCGGTATCGGAACCCGAACCGGCACTGTTGTCCAATTCGGTTTTAGTCTCCCCCAATAACCATTAGACGCTGTTCATCAAACCAACGATTCTGGACGAACTTACCATCTTCTTTGCATTCTGGTTGGACGAGAAATTGATCACAGCCGGTGATATAATCCGCATGTCCAGTTACCATTCCTTCGAATCCAGTGATTTCGTCCCGAACTTTTTTACCCATCCATGGATGTAGATGTTCGTTCATTTATTCCTCGTTCTTTTTTGCTGGTTGTTGTTGTTGTTGACTAACGGCTGCGTCGACTCCGCCCACTTCGACGGGACCTTGACCTCGGCGGTGGATCATCGTCCTCGGCCGGAGGATCATCGCCTGGTTCGGAGTCCTGATCGACCATCTTTCCCGATCCGTCACAGGCTCGGCAAGTGCGACCACGGGAGTTCTTTCCGGATCCTTCGCAGGCCACGCACTCGATCATTTTCTCCTTCTCGTCCTCCGGTGGGATGTTGTCATCAGTTGGTTCGTTTGGGGGATCCTCTTGCCGACGACTCCGACCACCACGACGACTTCGACCGCGTGGGTTCTCGTCCTCGTCCATTGGGAGGTCGTCCTCGTCTCCGGCCGGTGCTACTTCACCACCGTGGAACAAGGCACTCAGTTCTTCGTAAGACATCGCGTTGAACATATCGTCCAGATCCGCTACGTCGTCCAAGACATCTTCGTTGTAGTCGTCTCGGTCCTTGAACCCGATGTCGGTACAGTCGAGGAACTTGTTTTTGCCGACCTTCTTTTCCTTGAACTTTAATTTCAAGGACATGCCGCCTTCGAGATCAGCAAAGCCCCCGTACTCCTCTTCACCCTCGTTGATCTCTTTTTCGAGTTCGTCGCCGAACAACTTTGACGAGATATCCCAGACCTGAACCGGTCCATCTGGGTTATCGATGTTGAAGATTGCCCGTTCTTTTTTGTAGAGCGCCGTCGCGGTCTTATCGTCCACGTCTGGATCATTGTCCATGCGGACTTGTTCCTCACAGCACGGACAGGGCTCGCTGAGCGTGGACAGACAAAGGACGGTTTTGTTTTCTGGCCCAACGTCTCGATGCGTGTAGAACACCCGGCGGTACCACAATTCACCCTTGGGCTGCTCGTCGGGATGATTGTCGATCCCGACTTCGTATGGGAGTACATCGATCTCACACCGGAGTTTTGAGTCGCATACTTTGTCGGGTTGGAACCATTCCATTCCGTCCGGTAACTTCAGGTAGTTTCCGCCACCCCCGCCTCCGCTCTGTCGTTCCTTGGCTCGTTGCCGGGCACGGTCCCGCATCGAACTTCGTTTCTTGGTTCTCGGCATTAGTCTTCTCCTTCTGCTTGTTTATGCCTCTTCATGACGTCCAACTTGGAACGCCAGTACGCGGCGGTGAAAACCCGGGTCAATAAATATCCAAAGACAATGATACAAAACGAAATGCAGATCAGGCTCATACACCAGACAATTACCAAGAAGAACAATTCAATCATTTCCCAACCGGTCATTTCGTCCTCCTCGATCGACTCTTGCCCAGTTGACTCTTGACCCGATCGTTGGACTCGGTTCGGGTCTTGGCCTTCTTTCGTTCCCGGGCAAGTTCACGATCAAGGTCCCGGGGTCCAGTAGGAGCGGCGAAGTATTCGGCGAGTAGCAGACGATCAAGTTCTTGGAGTGATATTTTCTTTGTGTGCATTGCAGAGACGGCATTCTTGAGCATATCAGCTCGATACTGGGCATCAATGTGCTCCTGCTTCAGTCGTTTATGATCCCGGTCGGTTCGGTAATAGGCTTCGATGTTCTTGTCGGTGGTCTTGACCGCATCACCCAGGAGAGATGGGTCGTTGTGACAAGCTAAGATCAGTTCGGACCGTTTCACTTTTAGTGCCTGCTCCAATTCCGAGACTTGTTTGTCGGCCTGGGCCTGGAGCTTCGAGTACTTGGCCAGTAGACCTGCTTGTTCTACCCAGTCCACGTCCAAAGCCAAATGGTTCGGGGTGACATCGTCCACAAAATCCAGATCGTTGTTGTTGTTCATAGTTCTCCCTCTCTTAATATACCTTGATTCATCGTTTTGACCTAACCCTCCGACGCTTCCCAGCACGCGAGCACTAATCCTGCCTTGGCGGTGTTGAAGAAGTTTTCCCGGAACGAGTCAGCTACGACGTAGGCTCGGGCAGTGTTGCCGTTCTTCGCACTGCCTCCCAACATGACCGAGGTACAGTACCCAAGCACGGCCCGGCGGATCGACTCCGGTTCCCCGTCGATGTTTTTGATCAGGGCGGTGATCGTGTTCCATTTGGCTTTCTTCATCAACGCCCGTGACAGTTCGATGATCTCTTTCTTGTGTATGCCCTGAGTGATTTCGTCCGCCCAGTGATCCAGCGGTAGGTCAATGACCCGGTCAAGAATTGCAAGTGCAACACCGGGGGATCCCTCGGCTGCGTCGGTGATTGAGCCAAGATCAGACGGTTTTACTTTTGCGACGTCTTCGTCTTTGAGAACCCCGACGAGAACGTCGAGAATTTCCTTGTTGGAAAGACCCTTCATTTCGTAGGTCACGAACCGACGTTTGAACGAGACCTTTAGTTTCTCCGGTTCACTGGTGGCAAAGATGTAATAGATCCAATCTGGAACTGTCTCCAGAGTTTTCAATAGTGCCTCCTGCCCCGCACCAGTCAGGTGATGGCACTCATCCATGAAGGTGACTCGACAATCACCGCCCATAGGTTTGTAACCGATTTTGGAAATGATCGATCGGGAGGTCTCGATCCCTCGCATGTTTGACGCGTTGATCTCTGACAGGTTGTTGTCCGTGCATCCGAGTTTGGTGGCGATGATCCGGGCGAGGGTCGTTTTGCCGGTACCCGAGGGACCGGTCAGCATGAAGGAATGTGGTCGGTCCTTGGGATCACGGTCGAGCATGGCCCGGATCGATTCAACGGTGGAGTCTTGGCCGATCACATCGTCGAGGTCGGTGGGTCTGTATTTGACTGCTAGGTTCACTGATCATCCCCCAACACCCATTTGAGAGTGTTCACCGTTGTTTCTAATTGTGTTTGTATAAGTGCAAGTGGAGCATTCACCTGGACTGTTGCTGGTTCATATGAAAGACGTTCGTCACTTTCGGTTTCTACTAGTTTTTGTTTGATCTCTTTAAGCGTTTTCATTTGCCTCCTCTTATGTTCCTAACGGTACTTCTTTTTTCTCAAACCAGCTCGCCCCCGGTGGGGACAGTTCCGCCTCTACATCTAACGGCACAATAATCCACTCCCAGTAGTCCCGGATATCCTCGGTCATGATCTCATACGCTTTGCCGAGGATGTCGTCGATTTCCTCCGGTTCAAAATCAAAGATGATCGAGTCGTGGATCTGAGCGATGATCAAACTCCGACACTTTTGTTTGTCCATCCAATCGCCTAACTCGTTTAACATCCACAAGAGCCAGTGAAAGGCCGTGCCCTGGATCGGATAGTTGATCGCCTGGTTCTTGGACATGTACCCGGAGTATCGGAACCCGGTCAGTATGTCGAAGTAACCCGTCTTCTGATACTCGTTCCAGTGGTCCTCTTTCCATCGGGTGTATTGACTGAACCGATCGTTCCAGAATCGGTCCTCGACTGCCTTCAGGTGCCACTTGAAATTCTCCGGTCCGTTCAATCGGATCTTCTCTGATCGGAAGACTCGTTTCCGACCTTCCCAGTCCCCGACCGATCCGATCACTGTCGTCTTGGCCAGATGTTTCTTTAACGGAGTCCCGTCTTTCAGGGTTAGATCCATCGACCCAATCGCTTTCCATAAATTGTCAGCACAGGTTTCCCAGTAGCTCCCATAAAAAACTGGGAACACGAATCGATTCTTGGCACAATAACGAATCACTTTTGTCCACTGGTCAGAGTCCAAACAGTAGATTTCCATGGCCATGTCGCGGTGCATATCTTTGTCTGGATCTTCGATGTATTGGATCATCGTTGGATCTTTGTGATAACAAGTAGCCGCTCGTACCTCGTTACCTTTACAGTCGAGTTCCCCGATCACCCGGTTCTTGCCGCGGGGTACGATTCCGCTCCGGATGATCTTGGCAATGACTTCGTTTCGGACCGGGATGTTTTGAAAGTTGGGATCGAAACAGGAGCTACGCATTGATCTTGCGATGGCCATAGTGAATGATGGATGGATTAGCCCATCGACCTCTTCCCGTAGGATCCCGGCGATGTAAGTGTTCTTGGCCTTCTTTAGCCGACGAGACTCAATCAACCGGGACACGGCCGGGATCCCAAGACCGTCGAGGACCTCCTCATCAACCGCCGCCTTGCCGTCGTCACCCTTCTTTGTAAACTTGATCGGCTCGTGACCCATCTCGTCGAATAAGACTGTTGCCAGTTGTGGATTGGAATCGATGTTGA